TGTGGCGCTTGCGTTCTTTGATCGAGCGGACCGTGTGGATGCTCAGCCCTAGTTCGGCCGCGATCCGGTCCGCCAGATGGGAACTGCACTGGATGAAGCCGGCGCGGCGCCGCTCGCGCAGATCGAGGTTTACGATCGCCTTGATCAGGGCGACTGTCTCAGGCGGTGTCGGAACCCGCATCGTCATGCGCTTTTTCCCGCTTCCTTTTCCAGCTGCCTAGGCGTGACCTTGATCAAGCTGGACGCCAATTCGAGCACCGCCCATTTCGACTTCTGAAACTCCTGCCGCCCCATCTGCGATACCTTCTGCGACCGTGCGGTATACTTGCGAATGACGTTGCCATGCACAGTGATGGTGGCGCTGACGTCCAGATCAGCCATGAACGCGGCGATGGTCACGGCGTCGCGCTTGGTGTCGCACACGACTTCGCTCTCGTTGAAGTATCCCGCCTCGATCAGCAATTTCTTGCGGAAGATCTCTTCATCGGGATATTTCTCATCGAGGCCTTCCGGCAAATTCCTCCAGGCTTCATTCAGCTGCGCGAAATAATGCCGGTGCGAGTTCATATCGCGCTGCTGCTCGGGATCGATGACGTACTCGGTGCCGGGCCGGAACATGCGCTGGCAATAGCTCATGTCGTAATTCGACGGCAGGAACGATGCTCCGGTCCAGATCGCGCGTATGGGACGCCTACGCATGGACATACACCCTCAAGCGATACAACACGACCAGCGGTTCGATCTTTTCAAATACTCGTTCTCGATCCTGAGAAATTTTCTCCCACCATTCCGCTTGAAGCCGGCTATCTCCCCAGATCGGGTCTTGCCCTTCGTGGTGCGCATACGTGTCATGAAACTGGTATCTGACCTGTCCACGCTGCCAGAACACCGTCACCATAAGCGGGTTGGCACGCGGCAAATGTTTGCGTTTCCAATTGAAAATTGTCGCATGGCCCATGAGGCTCATCGCTTGCCTTCCAGAAATTTCGCCAACTGGTCTACCTCTTCGATGAAATACTGCAACTCACGCTGAAGGCCCGCCATATAGGGTTCATCGCGCGGGATGCGGTGGACGATCGACGGCAGGCCGGGCGAGCCTAGCACGAGATCGCACCATGTCCGACCGGTGATCCACAGACCGCCCTGAACCTGTGGTATGTGCTCTGTCGGGATCTTGCCGGTCTCGTGCATTTCGACCAGCAACTCGGGTAGGACCGACTTGATCTCGACCATGCCGTCCTTGCCGATCAGCCCATCCGGGCTGCAGCCGGTCGACATCAGCGTGTAGCGCAAAAACCCGACCTTTTGCAGCTTAGCATCGGTCTCGAATGCATATTTCATCAGGATCTCGTCCTCCTCTTCCTTGCCGCGCTCCATGTGCGCGTTGGAGTAGGTCTTCATGACCTTGCCGCTCACGATCTCAGCCGCCAGTTGGCGCCGATACTTGTTGCGCATCTTGCCTTGGCCCTGTGCGAGCACATCGCCATAGCGGCTGGCGGTCGGGAGGCCACGACGCGCCTCGCGCCATTCCGGCGATCCTTGTTCACACTCAATGATCTGATACCTAGCAGCCGTCATCGCGGCGTCCCTCCTACTCCGTACTTGACCATGTTGACGAGCTTGGTGGCAAGCTCGGGCTCCGTAATGAACTTCCGATCTTTCGGCAGCTTGCCTTCATCGCAGTCCCAGGCGCCGACATCAAATTCATCCTCCATGAAGTGATCGAGGCCGGGCACAGTGACAGTGACATCGTAGTCATTCCACGTGAACTCTTTCGCTCCGCGATACTGCATCTTTACGACGGTGCCGTCTTCCTTGGTGTAGGGCGCGACGACATGGAAGATCCTCACACGATGCCCCTTCGAGTTGGTCACGTAGTCGCGGTCTTTGAAGAAGTAAGACATGCGCCTGGAGTCGACGTTAAACACCGCGGCGATATCGTTCTTTTGGACTTTCACACGGACGTCGCCATAATGCGCAAACTCAACTGCCTGCACGAGCATGGTGAACAGATGGCAGAGATGGGTGCTGGGATCGAGCCCCCACTGTGATGCCCAGTCTCCGTATTCCTCCGGGAAATGCCAATGATGATCAGGTATCTCGAAATGCCCCAGGCCGCGCTTCACCTTGATCGAGATCATCTGGGTCTTGCAGGTCCGCAGCAGCTGGATATGGGTGCCGGCAGGATCGATATAGACGGCAAACTCGGTCGGGCTTCCCCACTTGACCTTTGGGTTATCCGATCGATCCCACCACACAACGCACTTGTAGAGGTCGCCCGCTCCGACCGGCTGACAGTAGCCGGGACGCTTGCTGTACTTCATGTAGTACAGGAAGCGCGGGATGATCCACTTCGCAAACCGTCCGCTGTTGTCCTTGTGCTGCGCTTCCCATGCCTCTGCTCGCGGGTTAGCGCCATAGGCGACGCAGCCGAATGCCGGCCTCTCTCTTTTGAACATCGAAGGTAGATAGATCTGCTTCCTGTAGCTCTCGATCTCCTCGGGCGTCATCTTGTGGATGTCGTCGTGCTCCAGGCCGCGCTTGGTCATGCCCGTTGCCATGTATGGCAACAGCTGCATGCCGGTCTGCTTGTAGTGGCCATAGGCTGAGGGATCGAGCTTCTTCATTCGCTTAAGATAAAACTCATAGCGCGGCAGCTGGTCAGTCAGCGTATCGCGAAAATTGAACTGTCCGTAAAACTCGGACTCCTCGTAGAGCACCTCGGGCTGGGCTTCATCTTCGTCATAGTGCTCCGAGATGAAGAAGTTCGCCGGCTCGGGGCGCTTCATGACATCCGTCGTTGGCACAGCCGGCGCCTTAGGCTTCCGCGGTCCGCGCTTGATGGGTGTGGGCTTCTCTCCCTTCGGCTCGACCCATTTATCGAATTTCATTCGGGCCTTCTCTAGCCGGCGGTACTCTGAGTTAGCGGCTCTTCGTTCTGCGCGCGTCATTGTGGACGCCGGCTTCGATGAGTCCATCGTGGATGCCGGCTTTGATGAGCCCGGCACCTCATAGCCTGCGCCCAGGCGATCGTCATCCTCCGGCGGCGGCAGTCTGCGGATCGGCGGTGATGTCGGCATGTCCGGCTGCCGGAACATCGCTCGAAGCCAAACCGAGCACAAATGCACAAAATATTCGATGGCGCTCATCTCATAGGTCTCCAGTGGTCATGACATAGGCTTATCGCCAGGGAAGTCGGACTTTGCTTTATCCTGTTCTCTGGCTTTCTTTTTGCGCAGCAGCTGGGCGCGCGCCTCCTCGAACCGCAGGGCCGGGATGTCGACCAGGGAGTCGACCTTGAGCATGGCGCAGAAGCGGGCGAGATCCGCGCCGGCCTCCTCTGCCAGCTTGATCAACTCGGCATGCTGCTCGGGGCTGAGCGTAGGCTGTGGCTCGCGCCTGGGGCCGCCGTCGTCATCCTCGCCCCTCGTGACAATATTCAGCAGCAGGAAAGCGGTATATCGCTTGCCGTAGCTGTTCGTGCTTCCGACCGCCTGCACAGGGTTCTTTGATCCCGTCGCGTCATGCTGCAGGGTGATGGTCGTTTCCTCCCGATGCCCGCTGCGAGCCAGCACGCCGGTCACGGTAATGCGCCCGTCAGCTGCGAGGCCTGTTCTGAACGAGAGGGAAAAAAGATACTTGCGCAAGATGGGCCGCAGCACATCCATGACGTCTTCCCAGCGCGGATAGGCGGTCGACTGCTCGATCACGCCCGTCCTTTCCCCGGTCTTCGGGTCCTTTTTGCGGATGACGAGCCGGCCGTTGCGGTCGACCTCCGGAAGCTCCGCCTGCATCTCCGCCAGCGCGTTATCAAAAGCGATGCGCGCAGCGCGATCCTCCATGTGCTCTTTCAGCGTCACGAGCTTTTCGAATTTCGCGACATTCATACGTGGATCGGCAGCCGCTTTGATGATGGCGTCGTCATACTGCTGGCTGGTAGTGATCGGCACGACCTTGCCGCGGCTTCCGGCCCCATAAGGGTTCGCGATCGTTATAGCTTTCGTTGTCCTCTTAACCATGCCTCACCTCCTATTTGTTCGTAATTGTCAGCCGCCATCATGGCGGCCCTGAGGCTGATCGTTCGGATCGCCCCGCCGCAGATGCCGCCCTGGGGTCCATTCTCGCCAACCCACCACAATGGCATGTTGTCGGCGCCGTCAAATATCGTCAGGAAGCCCCGTCCGCAGAGGTCACAGATGGTGACCTTTTGAGTTAGCGCGTCCGTCGTTTCGCCGATCGTTGGAAGGGTCGCGAGCAGATCCTCGACTTCTGCGCAGATGATGGGCTCTCCAGCTTGCGGAATTTTTTCGCCAGCCATGTATCTGATCCTTTGCTCGTGACAGTTCGTTCTGCGCCGGGCTGTCGTCCAGTAGTCTTGTGAAGGTGATCATCTCTACCCCGGTAGATGAGATAGCGAGGATCATTAGCATCAGGTATGTACCGGCCTGTACGCCGAGATGTGCGTCGTAATACCAGAGCCGGATCATGGTCTAGTTCATAGGGCTGACCGCGGAATAGCCGATCGAGCAGCCACCTTACCTTGCCCAGCTGGGTGCGGTCATCACAGTAAAAATGATACTGTTCGACGAAGATCTCGCGCTCCTCCTCCGAGGTGAACCTAGAAACGTCAAAGGCCTGCCGTTCGAGAACGGCAAGCCTGACTTTGACGGGTATGTAGGGACGTCTCAACGAGTTACCCCCTTCGTCCGGAAGCCGATCTCCGCGCCGCGCAGCTGCCGCACGTGACCGGTGGCCTTGGCGAAGCCGCGCAAGGCTTTCTCAAGCTCTGCGTCCGTGAAGTACGGCAGCAGGGCCGCGATATCCAGCTGGTTACGATCGACCAGCACGGCGTACCCTTCGCGTGCCGACGTCAGGGTGACACCGCCACCGTTGGCGTCGTTGCCGCGCACCCGCACCAACTCGGCCGGCTTGACCAAGGTGGCCAAGTGGGCCTCCTGAGCCTTGACGGCCGCCAGATCGGCCTCGGCCTGGGCCTGGGCCTGCTTGCGGGCAGCTTCCGCCGCTTCAGCAGCGCGCTCCAGCTTGCTCGCTTCGGACCGAGCGCGCGCCAGAGCACGTTCTGCCTCCTGAGCCTCTTCCTGCAGCTTGCGCAGCCGGGCCTGCTCGATCGCAGCAAGACGCTGTGCCTCGCGGCGCTCGGCGTCCAGGCGGGCCTGTTCGGCGATCCGCTTCTGGTCCTGGTAGGCGTCGATCCTGTTCTGCAGGACGTCAGCCGCACCGGGCTTCGCCGCGCGATCGTTCTTGTTGCGCTTCGCCAGCTTGTCCCGGAGATCGAAGAAGAAGGTATCCACGCCCTGCTCCGCCCTCAAATAGGGCTGCTTTTCGGCGACGCGGAAGGCCTCGACGCGCTTGTCGAGATCGCGCAGCTGCTTGATCACGGCGCCAAGCTGCACTGCCGTCTGGTCGCTGTCGACGACCTTGGGCTGTTCGCGGGCGGTGTTGAGGATCGTATCAACGCCGCTGACGGTCTCGGCATAGTCGAGCGCGAGGCGGGTGGTCACGATCTGGGCTTGATCGACGCCGATGTTGTCGCCAATGCCGCGGGTTTCGATGTTGCTCATGTGTGTCAGGCTCCAATAAGAAGGGAAAGGGTGATGATGATGATGGTGAGAATGACGGAGTGTGCTAAGCACACTCCGATATCGGTGAGTAGGTCACGCATTGGCCGGGACGTGGACCCGGTAGAGGTGGGCCTTGGAGACCAACTGCGGGCGGTTACCGCTGCCTTTCTTATTGGGCTTGGCAACGAAAACGCCATTCTTGATCTTGCCGGCGACGCCAAGCCACACATGGGCGAGGTCAGGGGAGCCGGTCTCGCGAACCTGCCAGACCTGACCATCGAAGGTCTCGACGATCTGGGTGGCGAACGAACCGGCGGGAGAGTTGAGAAGGCGGGTGGTCATCTGTGATGCTCCTGTACGAGCCCCAATGGCTCATGGGCTCTACATAGGGCGACTCGACGGCCTTGTCAACGTCCCGTTGACCTAGTAAAAGTTATCCACAATGAAAAAGCGGCGCAGGCGAACAAGGGACGAGATGGCGTATCACCGGCTTCTGATGGCTGGATACACAAAGGTAGCGCTTGCCGATATCATCGGGGTGCGCAAGCAGGCGATCAGCCGCTGGACGACGGTGCCGCTAAAATACGTCCGCACCATCTCAGAAGCCACTGGTATTCCAAAAGCGAACCTGCGACCATCAGACTACGCGTAATTCACGGCCGGAAGTCCGTCCGTCGTGCCCCCCTCGGGCGGACAGCCGACCGCGATAGGGCCCGGCAGCTATGTCCCCCCATGGGCTGCCGGGTCCGCTTATCCCCCCTACACACCTCGGAGGTCCCCATGCTTAAACGTAAGAAGACAAGGAAGATGCCGGCCGGCATTCGGCGCAAGGCGGTAATGAAGCCGGCTAGGAAAGTCGATAAGGCGCCCGAGATCGCCATGCGCAAAAACGTCAAAGTCGATGCCACGTCGAAAAAGCTGTTCCTCGATGAGCACCTCCCGAAAATTGCCCGTCTGAAGGCGCTGCTCGCGACAGCTAACTCGAACCTGCGCAATGCGCTCAAGACGGCGAAGTCGGACGGCTTCCTAAAGAGGGACTTCGATGTCGCGTTTCGCTTACAGACCGAGACCGGAGAGCAGGCCATCAAACTCGAGATCGCGCGTGACTGTACGATCGCAGGCTGGCTCGGCTACAGTCTCGGCAAGCAGCTGGACCTGTTCCTCCAGGATGACCTCCACGACACCGAGATGATGGCCTACGCAGATGGTGAGGAGGCGAGCCGCACAGGCAAGCCGGCTGCGCCGATCTATGCGCCAGGGACCTCGGGCTATGACGCCTACATGAAAGGCTTCCATGATCATCAGGAAGAGCTTCACAAGGGCTTTCAGTCGATCGATGAGATGCCTTCAACGTCAGGCGTATCTATGACCCGATCGCAATTCCGTGCGCAGCAGACCAAGCAGGCGGCGGACGCGGCGGAGGAGCGCTCACAGCTGTTCACCAAGAAGCCACAGCAGCCAGAAAGCGCGGCATGATCGTGGTGGCGATAGATCCCGGGATAGATGGAGCGGCCGCGGCTTTAGATGACAGCTGCGGCCTCTTTCAGGATGTCATTGACCTCCCTACGCGTGCTGTCGGCAAGCGGCGCGAGATCGACGTCAGGTGTCTGTCGTCTTGGATGTACCATCTGATGCCCCGGCGTATTGTGATCGAGGAGGTGCACTCGATGCCGCGGGACGGCCGGGTCGGCTCTTTCAACTTCGGTGTGACGTACGGCATGCTCAGAGCGGTCAGTCTCCTGGCGACTAACCAGCCCCCAGAATTCGTCTCGCCGCAAAAATGGAAAGCTTACTTTCACCTGATCAGCGAGGATAAAGCAGCATCCCGCGGGCTCGCGCTTCGGCTATGGCCGGACCAAGACCATGTACTGACGCGTGTCAAAGACCATAACAGGGCGGAAGCGATGCTTATTGCATGGTGGTCGATCCGGCCGCCGATCGGAAGAAACTGGTAATGGTTCATCAGTCTCTGTTATCGCCAAAGAAGAACAAATTTCATCGCGGTAATGGAGATGATGGAAAACACTATTGGATAAC